TGCCCTGACCTGGAAGAAAGTTCGCCTGACTGTGCCTAACATTTTCACAAACTATTTTTCATCCGTCTGCCAAAATATTTCAGCGGTTGCCAAAAATGCAGAAGCAGCAATATCAAGGGTTTCCCGGCCTATTTTGGCAAAACCCCCTTCCCCTTGCCACGGAGAAAAAGGCTGATGGCTGAATTTGATTGGGATGATTTTATCTCCGATTTATGCCGGGACCTCCTGCATGGCGTGGATCTCACCCGCATTCTTGAGCGCACCAAGCTATCCGCCAACACTATCGGCTGTCACATCCTTCGCACCAAGCCCCAGATACCCAACTCGAAATAGTTGGGGATTTACCTGGATGAAGCGATGAAGCAGCGACCCGAGAATGTGCGCCAGGCCCTAAAACGGATTTGCGCTCGGTTTGGGATGACGGCTGAGTCTCTGGATATTCTACGGAAAGAAGTTGAGAGAAATAATGGGGGATAACCCCACCCCACCGCTGCTAACCGTCAAGGAGGCGGCTTTGCTCTTGAAATTATCTCCACGTTCTATATACCGAAAGGCGCGGGTACTCGGGGGCTTCTACCCTCTTGGCCTGCGCTGTTTACGATTTCGGGCGGAGGTAATTTTCAATGCCATGCTGGCGCGAGAAGAAGGGCTGGCGGTATCGATTCCAGTACCAGGGCAAAAAATTCAACAAAGCCTGGTTTCGTACCAAGGCCCAGGCTAGAGCTGCCGAAGCGGTGCACAAGGCCGAGTTAAAAAAAGCGGTGACGGCCAAGACCCGAACCGGCATGGGCTTCGAGGACCTCGCAAATGAATACCTCGACTACGGAATTAGAAGATTTGCTCCAAAGACTTACAAGTATAAATCCTATGTCTTTAAAGAATTCATTAGGGTCATGGGAGATTTACCCCTCTCCCGGATCTCGGTGTCTGTGCTGGAGATTTATCTACGATCTCGGCGAACTAATGTCAATTATAACCGGCATAGAAAAGATCTCTGTGCGCTGCTGGTTTGGGCATGGAAAAGGCAAAAGATTGAGCAAAATCCGTGTTTCTTCCTGGAGAAGATGCCGGAGCCTCAGTTCATCCGGCAAATACCCACGCCTGATGAGATGCGCCGCCTCCTGCTGGCGGCAGGGGAGGACCGGCCATTAATCCTCGTCCTCTATCACACCCTGGCCCGAATAGACGAGGCGCTGAGGCTCCGCTGGGAGGATGTGAATTTCCAGGAGCGCACGGTGCGACTATGGACCAGGAAGCGCAGGGATGGGGCCTGGGCTGCCGATACGCTACCCATGAATCAGGTGCTATACGACACCCTCTGGGGCCTGTGGCGGGCACGAGAGCAAGCGGAGTGGGTATTCTACAACGAGAAGACACGGACTCGGTATATGAGACGCCCCAAGTTGATGCGCACCCTTTGCCGGAGGGCGGGGATAAGATATTTCAATTTTCATTCCATTCGCGCATATGTAGCTTCTTTACTCCACGATTCAAAGAAGGTAAGCACAATAGTAATATCCAAATTATTGCGTCACAAGAGTCTTCAAACCACCGAAATATATATAAAAAGTATGGACAAAGGGATGCAAGATGCGATAGAATTACTAGAGAAAATTCAGTATTAAGATTGACGAGCCGAGGGGGTGCGCTAACACCGCCCCCGGCTCTCCCCACAACCAACCTGCAAGGAGGTTCGGCCATGAGTGATTCTCAATTTAGCAGACTTGGCGAAAATTGGAAAGCAATTTCTGGATTTCCTGGATATGAGGTTTCGGACCAGGGACGGGTTAGGTCTTACTTAAAATCCAGGGGAAGAAACTTAGGAACCTATATTAGCACGACCGCGCAGAAAATCTTAAAACCTCATCCTGATCGTTTTAACCGATTAGCTTTGTATTTACGAAAAGATGGAAAAACCTATCGAATTTTTATTCATAGGTTAGTACTGATCGCCTTTGTTAGTCCTTGTCCTTTGGGCATGGAAACCTGTCACAATGACGGCAATCCTGCCAACAATAATTTAACAAACCTACGATGGGATACAAGGCGTAATAATGCCCAAGATACGATAATTCATGGAACTGTTTTGGCCGGAAGTAAAAACCCTCGGGCCAAACTTAACGAATCTCAAGTTATCCAAATCAGAGAAATGGCGGCTAATGGAATTGCCAACAAAAGACTTGCGGAAATGTTTTCTGTTTATCCAGAACATATTAGCGGGATTATTCATCGCAAATATTGGACGCATATATAGATGGTCGGGGCGGGCGGATTCGGACCGCCGACTTCCTGGTCCCAGGCCAGGCGCGCTTCCAGACTGCGCTACGCCCCGACATTTAAATTTACCAAAAAACGGAGCAGGCTCCCATGAAAATTCCCTTGAAGTCAGGAAAAGTCGATGAATAGTGCAAGAGGTCCGTCTCCCAAGGCAGTCCCTCCATCCCTAAACCCCTTTAACGACGCATGGTTGACGTGCCCTTGCTGTCTGCAAACGACAGAAAGTGGCGCGGTTTTCGGTTTAGGCTCCCACAACGGTTCCCATGGAAAAAAGGGGTTGACCTGATGCAGATTTTAATTGGGGATACCTCTGAAAAAAGAATTAAACGCATCTGCCAAGAAACAGGCATGGGTCGTATGGTGGCGCAGAACTGGCCTGACCTTTATGAGGGGGAACCGTGGGGTTTTGACAACGGGGCTTGGGGTTTCAAAGACCTGCCAGGGGGTTTTGACGAGAAAACCTTTGTCAACCGTTTACAAAAGGCAGTTGGAAAATATAAGCGGCCTTATCTTGCTGTTTGCCCTGACATTGTGGCGGGGGGCATGAAGTCGCTTGAGTTCTCGATGAAATGGTTTTATCAACTCCCGGAATGGCCTTGGTATCTAGCAGTGCAGGACGGAATGGAAGTCGTGGCGGTTATGGAGGTGATTGACCAGTTTGCAGGTATCTTTTTGGGCGGGACCGACGAATACAAGAGATATGCTGGGTATTGGTGTCAACTGGCCCATCACTGCGGGAAGAAGTTTCACTATGGCCGAGCTGGCACTCTGAACAAGTTGGCTCATGCTATCATGGTAAAGGCGGATTCTCTTGATTCTGCTTTTCCGTTGTGGACTAAGAATAGGCTTTTTAGTTTTATTCAGGCTATTTCGCAACAGCACTTTGACTTGACCATATTTGCCCCGCATCCTGAAAGAGGTCAAGGGTCTCTAGTTCAAATTTAGTGTCTCTCGCCGGCCTATGTGGCCATGAGCGAGAAGCAATTCGGGAAGGTTCTGGCCCATTACGGCGCGATGATGAGGGAGAACTGAGATGACACAAAAAGAGTTAATTGAATTGGCCATTGCTTATAGATGGGAAAAACTTACGGCTGTGAATACGGGAGGACAATTCACAATACTAAGAAAAGGGAAATACGAGTTATGGCTTAAAGGCGATGTCTGTAATATTTTGGAAAACGATAGTTATTCACATGGTATGGGCAGGGGTATGATGTATTTATCAAAAGCAAAAGTCCATCCAAACCCTTGGGTGATTGGACTTTTCGGCCCCATTGTTGGGCGCTGGTTTTCTTTGAAAGCTAATAAATTTCTTAGCTATGACCCAAGATTTAGCCTATAAATGGTTTTGCCCGATCCTCCAGGTCCGCACCCTGCGCCATCCCTGCAAGGCGCGGCTGGCGGCGCTTAGGTTTAAAAGGTCGGTGGCCTCGAATGCGGCGCTTTATTTCAACAACTACCAATGTCTGGAATGCAAAGGGAAGAAGCTGGTGAGGCTTAAAGGAGATACCAATGGTCATTGAAATTCTTGGCGAGGCAGGGCGGAAGGTTAAATTCTGCAAGGCCGGTACTTGTCTTGGATATGAACAAACTATGCTGGCAATTTTTAAGGGCGATGAAATGCTGGCTTCGGTTATCCTGCCCATTTCTGAAATGATTGAAGGATTCCAGAAAATCCAATTCAATGAAAATCCTGAGCATGAAAAAACTTAACGGCCCGGGTGATCTGCGCGCCGACTTTTCAGCGGAGTTTGGCGAACCGCCTTGGCTGGTTATCCGGGGTATGAAACTATTCAAGAGAAACACTGGCCTCTGGCCCACCATGCCCGGCGTCAAATATCAAGGCTGCTGGGAATATCATGTCAACATCATTAACCCGGAAACCTTCAACGAACTAGCCCGGCTGGCTCAAGAGTTCTATGATAATTTACCATAATTTACCAATGTTATCAAAATTAGTTAAGATTACCCATTTTTACTAAATGACAAATTTGTTACCGAGATTACCGGGTTTTGACCATTTGTTACCATGTCGCGGATAACTTGTTACCATCTAGGTTTGGCATACTCGGTGCAATTATATAACCGGGCGCGCGCACGCGGTTAACCGCACGGTTAATCCACGCAGTTAATATATTTTAAATGCAAAAGCGATAAAGGCAAAACCAAGGACTTTATAATGGTAAAAACCCAGCAAAAGCCCATAGAATCTAAAGAAGCTGAACAAACCGTGTTGGGTAGTCTGCTTATAGACCCCCAAAAAATTGCAGAGGTACTAGAAAAAATCAGAGCAGAGGATTTTTATTATTCCAATCATCAACTGATATTCAAAGCCATGACCGATTTAGAAGAATCCGGGGCACCCATTGATTACCGATCTGTATGCGTGGCCTTAACCGAATCAGGGAAATTAGTCGAAGCTGGAGGCATGGATTTTTTGGTGAAGCTCTCAGAAGAGGTTGGTCATGCCGCTAATCTTTCCCACTTTGTCAATATAGTACATGAAAAATCTACATTAAGGCGATTAGCCGAGATTAGCAGCAAAATATATCACGCCTGCCATGAAGGGCGGAAACCCGATGAATTAATTATAAAGGCTCAGGAAAAATTAGCGGAGTTGTCAGCCGGAGCAGGCTGTAAAAGCGGCAATCTAACCGCGAAGGTTAGAGACTGGATTAAAATATCGCCTGGACAATTTGAAGTGCGGCAGATTTATAACGATTTGGCGATTATTGCGCCTGGGGATAAAAAGACGGTTCTTATGGCTCTTGGCCGCGCTGAAAAAGAAGATTTAATTGACAAAATTCCTGGCAAACGTGGTCATTACCGGATTAAGGAAACTAATGTAAATAAAATAGATTTTCTTCATGCCGATCCTTCCAACTGGCTGGACCTCAAATTGCCGTTGGAGATTGATAAATATGTAAGACTGTTTCCCTCTAATATTGTAATAATTGCAGGGGAGAAAGGGATAGGCAAAACCTCATTTTGTTTAGATATGACACGGATGAATAAAACAAGATTCCCTGTAAATTATTTATCAAGCGAAATGGGACCAGAAGAATTACGTAACCGTTTAGAGAGATTTGAATTGCCGATAGAAGAATGGACGGTAGTCAATTTTAGGGCAAGAAGAGATAATTTTGCTGACCTGATAGAGCCTGATTCTATAAACGTAATTGATTATTTGGAAAAATACGATCAATTTTGGACTATCGCTTCGGATATTTGTGGGGTATTCGATAAATTAAATAAAGGGATATGTTTTATAGCTATCCAGAAAGATACGGGAGCGGAATCAGGCCGAGGAGGTATGTTTACTAGGGAAAAATGTAGGCTGCATTTGGCGCTATCTAGGAAAAAGGACCCGATTAAAGGAGTAGTCAATGAGGCCAAGATAGATGATGTGAAGGTCTTCGCCATGCCCGGGTATAACCCGAATGGCCTTGTTTTAAAATATAAGTTAATCCAAGGCGCAAGATTTTCACTGGCAGAAACAGGTATTAGCAATGGAAAGGAAGGGTGGTAAATGAAACCCTGTCCCCATCTGATTAACGGCAAGTGCGGCCATTTCTCATCGCTGCTTCAAGGCCGGCCATACCTTCAATGCGAATCTGTGCGCCTCATCAGGAATGGCTGCCAACTCAAGGTAGTTAGTCCCGGCGCGGCACCGGACGAGGGCCTGGCGGGGGAGATTAAACAGGGTTTAGAGAACACAGCAAAGGGAGCTTAATTATGGCTATTCGCATTGAGACCAAAGAGGGCAAGCTGGTGGTGGAATATGGAGTTACAGAAATTTCTACTCGCAAGCAGAAATTTCTTTACAGGCTAAAGGGCACTGAACTACACCCCATGGCTTATTTCAAGGCTGATGCTGATGCCGAAGAATTTAAAGACTTTTTGAATAAGATAGGGAGCCTTATCAAGGGTATGCGGGTGGAGCGGGAAGGGGAGATGTGATGGCTAAATCCTGCTGGACTTGTGATAACTGGTTGCCCGAACCCTGGGATTTAATGCCGGAGCAGCGGGACGCTTGGTGCATTATCAAATCTAAGCGTACCCTTTCTGATGATTTGTGCGGTGAACACAATAAAACCGGACCATTTGACGTCCTAACTGGGAGACCCTGGGTGCCTAAAAAGGATTAAGCGAGGAAAGTAATGTTTGATAATCTGCGCTTTAGTTATGATAAGGCTTTCAGTTATCACAAAATGGTAGGGACCATTGATGGTCACTTTTTCAGTCGGCGCATTTATGATATAGGAACGGGCAAACCCTATATTCTTATCAGCAATGAGAAATATTATTTAATGCTTGTTAGAAAAGAATCATTAGAAATGCTTATTGAGGATTTAAGATGAGTTGGCCTGATGATTATATCCCTAACGGCTTCACGCCATTTCACATTGAGGATGCTGGCATAATCTTCAACTGTGATTGCCAAGAGATTCTGCCCAAGTTCCCTGATAACTGCATTGATTTAAGCATAACCAGCCCGCCCTATAATGTTGGCTTAGATTACGGAAACGGCTGGGCAAAAGATAGATTGAATGTTAGTGAATATAAAAATCATGCAGATTCTATAATGGTTTATTTAAATAGAATAACCAAAACAGGGGGTAGGTTCTGTATTGAAATTGGTGGAAGTGGTAGAAACCTGCCATTATCCTGGATTTGGCAGGATGCAGCATATAAAGCTCAATGGGGATTATTTAGTGAGATAACTATTCCTCATCGCAAAACTAATCCAACGGCGTGGGGGAGTTATCTAAAAGCAGACAATGTTTATACAATTCCTAATTTCCACATGGCATATATCTTTTATAAAGATTTAGAACGGAAAGAGGGCGATGTTACTGAAATCACGAAAGAGGAATTTGTTGAATGGACACGCGGCTATTGGAAAATAAATTATTCAGGCCGAGAAACTAATCATCCCGCGGAATTTCCCAAAGAATTACCAGCAAGGTTTATGAAATTGGTGGGTCATAGCTCCGATGTTATATTGGATTTTTATCTTGGTTCAGGGACAACTGCAGTAGCCGCCAAGGAATTAGGCCGCAAGTTTATCGGAGTGGAGATTAGTGAGGAGTATTGCGCCCTTTCGGTTAAGAGGTTGAGGCAAGGAGTAATGAACTTCGGATGAGAAGGAAAAGAAGATATGATGCTTTATATAGCTTTACTAATTAGCGCAGCGGGATTCTTTATGTGGGGGTTTTATTACTGTCGCTATAAGACTTTTATGCGACTTAAAAACTTTATTGGTAAAGGCAAGCTGGATTACTTCATAGTTTTGCAGATTCTTGCAAATGATCTGCCTAAAAAGGAAAAGGAGAAATGATGAGCTGTATTCCATTGGATAAAAAGCCTCAATGCAAGTGGTTAACCTGTATTGCAGGAATGGGCGTAGCAGGCATGGGCGTCTGTTTTTTGCACGGGGACACGGATAACCCCAAGTGCTCCAAATATGAAAATGAAACGGAATTTTTAGAGAGGTGGAAGAATGCTGACGAAAACCTGTCCAGTCTGCAAGGAAGTATTTGAGACAATTTATGCCCATCAAATTTACAACAAAAAACGGTGTGCCAACCTGGCTAACCGGCAGCGCCAGAAATTAAACGGGAAACATTACGAGTCGTCTATACATGACGGTAACTGGGGGTTTGAGCGGGAAGCTGATTATATTTTGCACCTTGGCACAAACCATTGGAGCGGGGCTGCTATGTCTCGGCGAGAACTTCTGCTGAGTTATATTAATACCATCCATCTCCGGACCGCTCCGTGGTGGCACAAGGTTTATAATTATGCCTGCAAGCTCTATCAAGAAGAGTTTGGGGAGAGGGGGATGCAGCGGGGATAAAAAAAGAGAGCCAGGGCTTGCGGTCCCCGGCTCCCGGGGTAGTGGGTTAAACCAGATTTTTAAAAGATGCTTTAAATTGGCTGTCTGCGGCTTTCCTCGCATGAGCTTCTGCCATCGCTGCTTTTTTAGTGCGAAACCAGTCACCCGCCCAACAACCGGGGCCGTCTGAAGCAGGTTCACCAGAGCGGTAAACTTCTCCGCCAAACCAAGGGTGGGAACCTGTGCCTTTGTAAACTCCGAAATATTTATCCATCTTCCTGCCTCCTTACTCGATTGATACCGGAAAGGTTATCGTCTCTCCCGCCGCAATCCGTCTCTTGATCCGGCGGACCTCGGGGTGGGTGCCTCGTGCTCTCTCTCGGTGCATGTCACAACGCACCCAATGATTTCGTTCTTCTCGGGTACGGAAGCGATTGATAAATTCCAAAGTACCCGCTCCTTCTTGGGGTTGGAAATGCTTAGCCCAAAACCATTGTTTCCTCATCTTTAAAACCCTCCTGTGGCTTCACCTAAGCTCCGTGGTGAGGCGATTGGGGTGGGGGTTAGCTCTCATGGTCATCCACAGTAATTTGGGCATCTATAGCTTCCCGGTAATATTGGCGGAAGGGAATGCCGATCTCCCGCGCTTCCCTTGCTATTTCGCGTCGGTTTAAATAACTGGCGGCGCAACGCCTCGCAGTTGCAATGCTCCGGTGCCTGTGACCGCATGATTCCCGGTTCCCGACTCTATAATTTATCATCGTCTCCATCCTCTTTCTTGGAGGCCGGCCACCCGGCCTCCTGGTGGGGGTTAATTGCTGGCAGCCTTGAGATACTTTTCCGGGAAGCTGATGTTATAGCTGATGCGGCCACCATATTCCCCGGTTCTGCCAGTGATTTCTCGGAGTCTTTTGTCGAGGTCAACAGAAACGCGGCGCCATTCAATCTGACATTCTTCGCAGGTTTCAGGAAACTTTCGTCCCTCATTTTCTTGCTGGCATCGGCAGGTTCCGGGTCTAGGTATATTGCAATAAATTTCTAACCAACCCCAGGCAGTCCCGGTCCCGTGTCCAACCCGTATATTAGGATAATCCCTCACTAGGGCTTTCTTGACGGCCTTGGTTTCCTCTTTGTGGTTTTCAAACTTTCTCCATCCGCTCATCGCCTTGCCCTCCTTGATTTTGCTTGCTTAAATTATTTTCCCTTCTTTTCCTGCCGTGAAGTATCCCAATAAGGCGATTTGCACTTAGGACAGACCTTGGGGTGGTCCTGCTTTGTGGGCCAGGAGTGGCCGCAGCGAAAACACTCTTTGACTCGGATTTTAAACCAAGGCATTTTCTTCTTCCTCGCAAAAAAGCCCATTCCAACCCCGAAGGGTCAAGGTGGGATATGTTAGGTTTCTTTTTCCTTGGCAGCGTTTTTGCGTTTTTTATTAGCTTCTTTGGTAGCCTTCACCACTTTGCGTTGAGTTGCCGCCATGCGGACCGCCGCTTCCCAAACTTTTTCCCTAATCTTCGCATCCATCCCTTTATCCTCCTTTTGAATTAAGTCGTTTATCATGGCTCTTGGTGGTGGACCAGCTTCCAACTGGGACTCGCACCCTTTTAACCGCCCAGTTTGTATCAAAGGTGGCCTTGGATCTTGCAATGTTGCGCCCCTTACCCCTGGGTGTGTCGCTTGTCTTGCCTGGACCAGCACCAGTTTACGGACTTGCACCGACATCAAGAACCATGACAAAGAATTTAATTCGGTTTATCTATTTTTCTTGATTATTAGTATATGCACGACAGGGTATGCTTGTCAAGTATGTCAATATCGTCCAAAGGTTGATTTTTGTGAAACTTTATGTTTTTTTCTGAGATGGATTTGATAGTTCGGAAATATAAAAATAGTTCAGGAGGGGGTGCAAATCAGGACAAATTTTATGTCAGGTAGGATTAAATGAGGCAAACTAATTTTTGTTCTCTATGCCACTTTATAATAATTTTGCGATTAACATTGAGAAGTTTCGCTAATTCAGTTGATGTATAACCATATAATTTTCGATATTTAGACATCATTGGTTTATTATACTTTCTATGACATTTCCGGCATAAAGGGATTAAATTACTTGGCTTATGATTAGTTTTTGAGCCATCTTTATGGTGAACATCATTGGTAAATTCAGCGCATTCAATACATTTATAATTAAAGTCCTTCAATACTTTCAAACGATTTCTTTTAAGTTCGGAGTAGTTTTTATATTCAAAAATGCCACCTTTCCAATGAGGATTCCTGTCTCCCATTAAATACCATCCCCGAGGTTCGCCAGCGGGTCTTTTGACAAGTCGGTGTTGAGCGCATAAAGGAGGATTCTTGGGTTTTGTGGTGCACTCTGGCCATTCACAATTCGGTTTGTGGGGTTTTGGTTTTAAGCTGCGCATATATTTGTAATAATGATTGATGCAAAACGATCTGCAACGAGCTGGTTTTTGACAATCAAAGATAGAACATAATTGTTTAGCCATATATTCTCTCCTTTAAAATGCGATGTAAACAAATTTAATTTAAAATGATAACGATGATTTGTCCACTACATTTGTCCTTTTTGGGGGTGTTTAGTGACAAGAGGGGGTTGACATTCTCTGAGAACCACATTTAAACTATGGCTATGGATGGAAGGGTCATCTGACGGATGGGATTCGATGCGGGAAGCCAAGGTGTGCCGTCAGGTCTCATAAGCCAGATTGTGGGGGTTCGATTCCCTCTCCCGCTACCAAACTATTTGCTACCCCGCCTCGAAAGGGGCGGGGATGGATTTAAGACTATGAATGATCGAACGACAACAGGCGAAACCAGACGAGCCTCTGTAGCTCAAAAATCATTGACTTTTAAGGAAGTATTGTCGTGTTTTAAACAAGCAAATAAAGTAATTAATAAAAATGGCGATGTTGACATTGAGGTTTGGATAGGAACCAAAATGTATAGAATTGTGAGTGTAGGCCAATTTAATTTCGTACCTACGGTTACTTTAACATTGGCCGATGAACCAGAGCTTGCATTATAAACCGGGGTGTAGCTCAGTCAGCGGAGCGCCGGGCCTGGGACCCGGAGGTCGCAGGAGCGAAGCCTGCCGCCCCGACCATATTGCCAAAATTATTGCCAATTTAACAAAAAGTTGAGTTTATGCATTTAGTTAGCTTGCCAAAATGTGTGTCAAAAATTGCAACTCGCTCCCATTGGCGAGATGGAGGGCAATGGGTGGTGGGACGGAGCGGTGAACTACCGCGCCCCCGTGTTCTCATTGGCACGTTAAACAACAATGACCGGTACTTGGCCCGGGTAAGGCCCGGCTGTGATCCCGAGGTCGATAGGCATTCTGTGGCTGCAGCTCCAGTTTGCTTCGGGACGTTTTTTAAAGAGTCCGCGGAGGATGAAAAACAATGATACCTTTATGCGCTTGCGGTTGTGGAGAGCAAACAAATATAATCTCCAAAACTGACAATAGCAGAGGGAGAATAAAAGGACAATATTATAAATATGTTTGGGGTCATAATGTAGGGAAAGGAGAAAATGCCCCAACCTGGCGCGGTGGAATTGCTATAAAAAATGGATATTTATCTGTATTTATTCCAGATCATGCACGGGCGGATAAGGACGGATACATAGCGAAACATATTATACTTGCCGAGAAAGCCCTTGGCAAACCTCTTCCCTTAAAAGCCGAAGTTCATCATTATAACGGAACTAAAAATAGTGGGCCGCTTGTGCTTTGCCAGGATAGAAAGTATCATATGCTACTGCATCAACGTATGCGAGCTTTGAAAGCCTGTGGAAACGCTTCTTGGCTAAAGTGCTGGATTTGTAAAGAGTATGATGATCCGGGAAAATTATATTTACCAGAAAAAGCAAGTCCTCGACATCCTGATTGCATGAAAGAATATTGCAATGGCCGATCGGGTCCCAGCGGGAGGGACTAAGGGAATGTCAAGGCGGTTGGCTTATGGCCCCCGATACCTTGGCGGAGCCCAGACCTGCGCTGCCCGCGATGCGGCCGCATCTGGCGTAGGGATTTTTGATGCCCCGGGAAGCTGTCGGGCCACATTTCAGGCCCTCAAGTACTGGGCAGCTTCCCGTATTTTAAAACAGTCTCTTAGAGCGGCCCCGGTACGCTGATTGGCGGATGAATCGTAGCCGAAGCAGTTCAAGGCTTGATTCAGATAGTATCTGGCTTTCATAGCAGCCGGAAGTGATCGGGAGATTCATCTGAGTATATCGGCGGGGAGTTTCCGCTTGTCAGCTTTTCTGAGGGACTTGGTGCTGGCAAGATGCCTCACTGATAATTTGCTGGGTTTTTTAAAAGCCTAGCAAGTCCCTTATTTTAAAAACTATGATTGATATTATAGCAGACACCTTCCTGCTCGCTGCCTTCCTGGTAGCACTCCTAAAACTCCATTTGCAGATAGGTTGACTTTTGCCAGCCTTTCGAGTTAATCTCAAACCATGACCCCTGAAGAGAAAAGCGCCCAATGCCGTCAAGCCGTTCTTAGTGCCATTAACAAGTTGACCCCAGAGGAACGTAAAAAGAGGATGGAAAGAGCACTCGCCGCTCGTTGGGGACCAAAGGACGAGACAGAGAAGGAAGAAGATAAAGAGCTAAAACAGTTAGAAAAACTGCAAAGGGCGGCTAGCTCGATAAAAGATAAAAAGCATGAAGGAAGTGGGCCAGATCCGGCGAAAGTGTGTCGTGCCGTCGGCTTGGGAGAGATTGACGTTCTTAAGGGTGTTAAGACTCTAGCCGAAAAGTCTAAGTCAGATGTAGTGCGCCTGCGAGCCTATGAGCTGGCCTGCAAGGTTTTACGCATGATCAGGGAGGATACCCAGCAGAATGAGGGGGTTAGGATCATCATTCAGGCCCTTGAGGGCTCCCAGCAAGTCAACATCACCCCACCGGGCCAGACCCTACTCCAGGAGCCAGCCTCTTACAATCACCCTCAGCCCTCATCGCCTGGCAAGCCGATCCAGATAGTCAAGTGACGTTGTAATGCAGGCCAGCCGCAGTCTTGCTATACCATATCTTGATAGCACCGCACTTGATAATATTTCTGATTATATCTATCTCAATCATATCAACTACTTAGCATATTTGCTAACGTCTAATATCATTCATTATGTAAACTAACACTTGTGAAAAGGACATACAACCCCGGCCTGCCTTACTGACCTGGCATCGCGGCCCTGATGCTGCCTCTACTCGCCTCAAATTTCCTTCCTGGAAACGCGAACCCCGGGAGCGGCAGGTACCCCCCCCTGGGTAGCAATGTTTCCCCCGAGAAATATTCACATTTTCCATCCCGGTATTATTATGCTTGACAACCTTTTCTGAAATCCTATATATTCCAAATCATGACAGCTTGGGGTTTTAAAATTAAAAGGCAACAAAGTAATGATAAATCTTCTTCTATTTTAGAAGCGCCTTCTATAGACATAGAGAAAGAGAAGTTTAAAAGAACAATTGTCCATCTTGAGGATTTAAACAGCGACCTTCATAAAGACAATTTTGATTTACGGAACCAGGTTATTGCTCAAAAGAAGCAATTAATTCAATTACAGCATCAACTCAGCATGGCGCAGCGGTATCCGGGATATTTAGGGAAGATTCCACCAGAAGCAGACCTCTTGGAATTTATTGAAAGGCACCTGAAGTTTCTGATTTTTGCTTCACATCCAGACCGGAATCCTGGGAACGATGAAGCAGCCGAGGTCACCAGAAAGTTGATAAAATTTAAAGAGGGGGAATAATTCCATCCCGGCACAAAACTGCTTGATCTTTAATAAAAGGTGTTATAATGTAGTAGTCATGGAGGATAAAGAGCAAGGAAGACATCACCCGTATAGCTCAGTCGGGATAGAGGATATGACATGACCACCCTTGGCGCCCGCATCCGTTCCCTTCGGGAATCCCGGGGCTTCTCCCGACCAGCGCTGGCGCAGATGTCCGGGGTATCGGAGCGGGCGATCCAGAACCTTGAATTGGGTCAGGCTGATCCTCGGGTGGGGACTTTGGAGAAGATAGCCGTGGCGTTGGGGGTGAAGGTGGAGGAGTTGGTGAAGAAGTAATGATGCGGGTCATAAGGGAATTGAAGTAACTCCTACTGATTCCATTTTCGATGTAAAGCACAAGATTATGAAAGCCAAACTGATTCCTTTGGAGGAATTATCGCATGAGAACCCCTGATGGGTTGGCACCCCTTAAAATGCCTGAATGAAGTTATGGATAATCGTGCTTCTAACAATAATCTTCTACCCAGCGACCGGACAATGCCAACCCGCACCGACAGTAATATGCACGGCCTACTGCCTCAAGGGCCACACAACATCGGGGCCAGCGACAGCCGAGATTCACAGGAAAGGCGGCTGCATAGCCCTGAGCCGGAAGCTGGCGCAGGACCTGGGCCTGAAATGCGGTTCAGGGAAATACGACTACAGGTTTGGGGTTCGTGTAGAGGTCCTAACGGTAGGCACCTTCATCTTTGCCGACTTAATGCCGCCGAAGTGGAAGCACTATCGGGTGGATATTTACTTCCCCACTCTGCACGAATGCCATGTTTTCGGGGTTAAGCGATGCCAGGTGACGGTGGTTAAATGAACGAAGTCTGGCTAATTGAGCAACGCATTTGCCGGCCTGGGGAAGAACCCACCGATTGGGTTGCTATTCTGGATCAGGTTTTCTTTGAGCCAAGCATGGCCAGAGTCGAGGAAATATACCAGCCATTTACTGCTGAGAGCGGCATTGTTTGTGAATACCGGGTTATTCCCTACCGCCGTGTCGAACCAAAATCCCTGACGCTCAGGGAACAGTCGAGGAAGGAGGGGTGGAATCCTAACCCCTGATTTCTTCTTCGGGTAGCAGGCTCCTGATCTTCTCAAAATTTAACTCAAATCCATGTGCTATATCTAAATCAGGAATCGAAACAAAAATAAATAACCTGCTGTAATCTGGCCCCAAGGATTTTCCGGTTCCCATATCCAGCCACGATCCTCCGCCGGGACCACGCTTAATTAAGATATCCATCTCATTCCTCCTCCACCGGCCTGATAAAAATCTCATTCCGGTCTAAATACAAAGCCATCTTTAATCCTTGTATAAATCCCCGTTTTTCGCACCAGGGTTTAGGTAAGCGGATAAAATACCCCCCTCCTCTTTTTTGCACCCGCCTGAACATTACCGGCCTACATTTGCCAGACCCTCTTACATTTTTATTCCAAGTCCCTTTAGTCATATTGCGGCTCCTGTTTTTCTCATTATTAACCCCTATTTTGCTAAGTGTCAAGCCCTCTTGATTTTTATTCAGTTATCATCTTACTAATGAGATATGATAGATGTCCAGTGGTTATTTGGGCCAACCTCTCTGGCCTACATTCATTCCACCGCCCAAATCAATGCCCTGTTTGGACCACCGGGGTCGCATAAGACTTTTGCCTCTATCCAGGCAATCCTTGCTCACCAGCAACAATGCGGTACCAGTATCCGCATTGCCATCATCCGGGACACCTTAGAGAACATCCGTATTTCTGTAGTGCCTTCTTTTTTCGAGTATTTTGAAGTCGCCCCCGGCCAGGTCCATTTTAAGAATGAGAACAAGGAATTGCGGATTGATGTCGCTGGGGGGCTGAAGATTGAGGCTGACCTGTTTGGGTGCAACGACCCCGCCGACCTTCAGCGTCTTCAGGGTGCTTCTTCCTGGTCCTTGATCTGGATTAACGATCCAGCCCCCATGACTGAGCGGCAAAACGCCGGGGTGCCGGAAGTGGTTTATGACCATGCCGCTTATCGTTCTACTCGCAGGAGCGGCGGGCCAAGTCGGCTCCAGATTGACATGAATTATGCCGAGGAGACCCACTGGACTTATCGCCGGCTAATCCTGGAACCTGATATCGACCCCGAGACTCCCCTGATCGTCAAACGGGTATTTCATGTGCCCTATGCTGAGATTCAAGTTCTTAATGAAGAAGCCATGCAGATGGCCAGGAGAGTCTTTAGCCATGATGAGACGGCCAGGGCCAGGTATGTGGAGGGCCGCTTTGCCGAATTTAAGCCAGGCAAGAACGTGGCCCCGGGCTACCGGCGGGCTATTCATCTTTGCCCCAGCGTTATTGAGCCAGCCGCTGGTTTAGAATGTTTTGCTTTCTGCGATGGCTGGCACAATCCCACCTGCGTCTTGGGACAGATAACCAAATCCAACCGCTTGGTCTATATCGACACCGTGCGGGTGGAGGGTTCGGACATCTCTACTCTCCTGGAAACTCAAGTTGGTCCTCTTCTTGGGAACCCCAAATGGAAAGACAAGTGGCGGTCCTGGCGGATCGGCGGGGACCGAACCATGGCGACCCCCGACCAGGGAAACATCAACCACAAATCCTCTGAGGATGTGGAGAAGTTCTTCTCTCAGTTCGGTCATGGAGTCTATAAACCTCGTTTTGAGGGTGGACCTGTCACCTGGCGGGAGATTGAGCGCAGCTTCAATTATTGGCTGGTACATTCCAACCAGAACAATGACCCGATGATTTATTTGTCGGCCAGCAACCATCTGCTGGATAAAGGCTTAAACGGAGCTTGGCATTTTAAGATCGACAACTCGGGCAATATTGTGGGAACAGAACCCGTGAAGGACGAGATCAGCCATGTCATGGACGCTTGGGCTAATTCCGTGTGTGTGCTGCTGGGAAGCCAAATTGTACGGGTGAGCAAGGGAGCAATGAAGCAGGTGACCACCAAGATGCGGAACCGGGCTAAAAGTTACGGGTCAACTGGACTGGCTGCCAGGGGAGGCGTGTAGGCCGATGGCGATCAAGGTGGAGACCCCCGGATGGAAACGCTGGGTTGAAGTCCAGTCTTTTGAAGGCAAGGACCGGGAAGGCAACAAGATTGGGCGCCAGGCGTTTCGCAACACGCTCACTGGTCAGATGGTGTTTCCGGAGAAGGGCTGGGATGGTGACCTTGCTAAATTGGACCACGGCGAGACAGCCTGCGTGACCCATTCGCTGGTGGGTGACGATGAGTTCTGGACGGCAATGGCTGCCGCCAAGAATAATCCTTTAGGAGAGGTAATAAAACAAGAAAATGGGCGCACAATTATTCGCTACTGACCGGCAACTTTATCCCAATGGCCGCTGCGTAATTTGCGGTGGGCATGAACATCGCAGTCCGAGCATACTTCCCCGAGACTTTCTTCAAGGGCATCGTCTGACGGAACGCCGGGATTGTCCTCATTATGAGGACTGCTTAACCCAGGCAGCCATCATAGATGCTGTGTGTGTTCCATGTGTGGTCTGTAATCAAATGACCCAGCATTAAGGAGGCGGTATGCCAGCAGAAAGCAAGAAGCAAAGGCAGGCGGCTGGTATTGCTGAAGCGGTGAAGGAAGGCAAGATCAAGGCAAAGCCGGGTTCCGCTTCCGCAGAAATGGCCAAAAGCATGACCCATGAGCAGCTCCACGACTTTGCGGCAACCAAGGAAAAAGGTCTGCCGGTGAAGAAGACCAACACGGGGCATCTGACCAAAAAGAAATTTTAAGGACCTCCATGGCAATTACCGTTCCTGAAGATCCAACCGCCGAGGTGCAACGCTCTCGCAACAAGCTGGAGATGGAGAGCGCCAAGCCAGAGATGGATGACAAGGAATTGGCGGAAAGAGAGGAAGCCACCCAGGCTTACGCCGGGGAGGATGAGGCCCATTTTGTCGCCTATCTAAATGCTTGTGTGAAGGAGTCCCGGGATTCCATGAAAGATATTCGGGATGAACAGGCGGAGTGCTGGGATGTTTTTAACGAGAAAGAGCCGTTGAATTACAACTTCAAGGAGGAGTGGCAGAGCCGGGCGATCCTACCCAAGCCGAATATTTACGTCATGGCTTTCCTGGCGGTTATCAGCAAGGCTTTTGACCCGCAGTTTTTAAGTATCGAGAACGAGCAAAACAAAGTCGATGCGGAATTTATTCGCAAACTGATGTCTCTGATGATGTCCAAATCCTTCTCCAACTTCCCGATTAATTTTCTGGACGCCACCCAGATGGGGGCGGCGGTGGGTCAGAGCATGGAGATGATTCCCATGTGGCGCTCTGGTCAAGGACCTTATTGGGACTTGATCGAACCCTGGAAGATACACCGCGACCCCGATTCTCTCAGCCGTCAGCCCCAGTCGGGTATGTATTGGATTCACCAAGAATGGCTGGACTACTCCGATTTGAAGAAGATGGAGGGAGCCGGGATACTTCAGAACCTCCAGGATTGTGGGCCTGGCGGGCAATGGGGCAACCCCTCAGCCGATGCCAATATCGATCCCAGCGAACTGAAACGGCGCCGGGATATGCTCTACCAGCAATCATCCTTTCGCACCAAGGTTCTGACCTCCGAGTTCTACGGCACCATCCTTAGCCGACGGGGCGAAGAGCTTCTACCCAATTCTACTTATTGGGTAGTGGCTGACCGGGTGGTTAAACTCCCCAAGATTAGCCCTTACCCAACTCTGCGCTGGCCTGGAACCAGCTTTAGCCCCCTGCCGCACCTGCTCCGTCACGATGGCCGTTCCCTGCTCACCGGCCTCAAGAGCCTGTGGTACGCCATGTGCAACCTGTTTGCCCTGTATATCGACAACCTCAACTGGACGGTCAATCCTCAGAAAGAGATTGACACTTCCAGTATGGTGGACCCCGAGGACTTGACCGACTACCCTGGTAAGCTCTACCTCGTTCGGGGAACTCAACAGGGAAATATGGCGATTCGGGTGGTGGACCGCAAGAGCATCACAGGTGATATCCTGGCGAATCTCAAATTCGGCGATCAGACTTTTCAAACCGGCGGACCAGTGACCTACGCCCAGCAGGGCCTCCCGGATTATCGGGCCGAAGTAACCGCTCGGGAGTCGGCACAGAACCTACAGCAATCCAATACCGTGATGAGCTTGGTGGGTGGCAACTTGGATGACGGGGCCTTGAGTGCCATCGAAGCTCTGTACGAGACGGTCAGGATCAATCTCACCTATGATGAATTAGCGAAATGGATGGGGTCGGAGGTGGCTGACAAGTATCGAGATAGCTCCGCTACCGGCCTTCGTCTTCCCAGTTTGACTAGTGGGAGTTTCAGGATCAGTGGAGCCTCTACGGTTCTTCAAAACCAGGAAGTGATCAATACTATCGGTAAATTAGTCTTGCCGCTCTGTGATCCTAACGGTTTAGGTAAGGTCTTTGGAGTCTATATGAAGCCCTATGGAATTATCAAAGCCATAGAAAAGCGGGCCAACCTGGAGGATGAGGGCATTGTAGTAACCGAAGAAGAGGCCAAACAGATTGATGCCAAGCAGCAGGCCCAACAGGAAGCTCAGATTGAGGCGCAGAAGCAGAAAGAAGCTGGTGAAGCTGCCAAGGCTGGAGCTGAGGCCCACGAGGTCGGCGCAGAAGGCGACCGGCATGTGGCACAAGCTGGTATGTTCGATGCTCAAGCCGGGGCGGTAGCGGCGCAACCACCGGGTGAAGGTGGCGGAGCACCCGCGCAACCGACGGAAATGCCGGGAGGGATGCAATAAATGTTGCGAGGTGGCGTGCAGACTGACATCAGGACGGGGCGACCCGTAGAATTTAAGCCGGATCAGCGCAAGGGTCAGGTTCAGGAGCGGTTTACCCGGAGTCTATTGGATGCCTCGGACATGGCGGTGGCTCTCCACCAGAATAATGCTGTCTTGAAAGTTTTTTTAAAGCAATATACCGCTCGGTTGGAGGAATTGGCTGCAACCGACCCGAAAGGGATTTGCCAGACCCTGGAGGCTTCTATCGGCGAAATTCGTAATATTTTGGAAGTATTACCCCTTTTGAGGGAACGGCAGGCCATGAGGGTCTTAGGACCGCAACTGGCCAGCCTTATTGAAAAGGAGACTTAGGGTGCCCCATACGGGATAACACCCTCGGCATAGAAACAACCTGCCGGCCCGCAAGGATAACCGGCGTGGAGCGGAGCAAGAACCATGCCAACAGGCGCAACGCTACAGGAAGAGATCATCACCGGCCCGAAGCCTGGGGAAGAGACTCTGGCGGACGAGTTGGATAATCGCCGTGAGGTCACCGGCGATATGCTGATGGGTGGACACCCGAACGAGGAACCTGAAAAAGAAGAAACTCCGGTTGCCGGGGAAGAAGAGAAGCCTCCCGAAAAGGGCGAGGGCGAGGAAGAAAAACCTCCTGAGAAGAAGGAGCCGACTTTTCGGTTCAAAGATCAGGAGACTGCGGAGAAATCTCACGCCGAGGCCGAGAAGGAGATGACCAAGGCCAAGATGGAGGCCGCAGCCCTTCAGCGGGAACTGGATGAACTCAAGATCAAGCCCCCGGAGAAAAAAGAGGAAATTGTCAAGCCGCCCGAACCCAGCGTGGAAGAGCGAGAGGCGGATTTACTGAAACAGGCAACGGCAATCAGGGCTAAAGCTGCTGCGGATATTAACGAACTCGACCGCACGGCGGAGGACTATCTTGAGCAATGGGCGGCAATTACAGAAAAAGCCAATCTTGCGATTCGCCGGGCCGAGAGAAGGCTGTTTCCTCTACCCGCAGCGCCTGAAGACATTGACAGCCGGATTGATGCCAAAATCAAGGCTGATAGAGAAGCCGACAGGTTGGCCAGAGCAGAAGAGGACAGAAAGACCGCTGGCGAGCGTGCTTGGGAAGATGCCCTGAACTATGGCAAAAAAGCTGGCCTCAAACTGGAAGACCAGGAATCAGCCGACTATGATCTTTTCGACGTGGCTGGCCAGAAGTTGCCTCAAGAAATGAGGGGCAAGGGTGCTACTCCGGAAGCTGTGGAGTGGATGGTCAATTACGTTCGCACCCGCACCGGCAAAGTAGTCCTCTCGGAAGCAGAGAAACATGCTTTAGCCCGCAAGACCCAACAGGAGAATCAGCCTTTGGGGAAAGGCGGGATTAAACCGAAACCGAAACAACCTCAACAAGAGACGGAGGGCTCGCTGAAGGATGATTTTGAAGAAGCCAGAGGGCGACGAATCCTCTAGCAAGCCCGCCTTTGCATGATAAAGGAGGCGCATCATGCCTTTTAACTGGGAATGGGATGCCGCAGTAGGCATCTACAAAAATATGCAGTTGAGCAAAAAGCTGCGCAAGGTCGCCGCGGGCGCCTGTATCGTGGCCCCGTTTGGCCGGGACTATGGCATCGGATTTAAGGCCAATGCCGGCCAGTATATCAACATTATGCACATCGAACGGCTGCCCAACAGCCCGTCTTCGGTTTTGCAGGAGAACAACCGTATTCCGATCCGCAAACCCGCCTACGGCAATCGCCAGATTCCCGTGGTGGAATACGGCGAAGGGACGGAGTTCACCAACCTGGCCGAGCAGCTTTCCGTCTTCAAACCTTCTGACCAGCTTCAGCAGTTGCTCAAGCTTCAGATGGAGGAAGCCCTGGACAGCGCCACCGCCACCGCCTTCAAAGACGGCACCGCGGTCAAGATTATCTTCACCCCCTCGGGCCTGACTACTGGCACCTTTGCCACCAGCGGGGTCGCCGCGGCCAAAGCTGGCGTGGGCCTGACTTTCGATCATTGCACCCAGATCTCGGACTATCTGGTGGACACCCTTTACGTCCCGCCTTTCGAGGGTGAGTCGTTTGTCGGCATCACCGCCAACAAAAACTACCGCTCCCTGAAGAATGACCGCTACTGGCAGGAATGGCACAAGTACCTGGCCAAAGGCGATTTCGTTTTCAAGCGGGAAATGGGCGCCACCGAATTGATTCGCTGGGTGGTCTGCAACCGGCCTCTGGCCTTCTCCAATACCGCTGGAACCTCGGCCTACTTGGGCGAGGGAGTGGTGTTCGGCGATGAGGCAGTGGCCCGCCTGGAAGCGCAAGCCCCTCATCTGCGTCTGGACAACAACTACCAAAGCGATTTTGGCCGTGCCAAAGCCGTAGCCTGGTATGGAATCCTCGGGTTCGGGAGCGTTTGGGACAGCCCGGATGCGGGCAAGGCCAAAATCATCCAGATCAACTCCCTGTAAAGGGACGAGGTAATAGGAGGTAATTTAACATGGTATATGGAACTTACGACCGTCATGTGGTGGACGGGTCCAACTCCGACATCGGGCAGGGCGGGGCTGCGGCTATCAACCTGAGCAGCCAGGCGCTGGGGGTTTTTACCCTCTCCACCAAAACTGCCCGAGAGCCGATGACCGTAGATCGGCTGGGATTTATGCCCGTCACCGTGTTCGCTTTGACCGTCCCGGGCGCCCTGGGACTCTATCGCTATCCGCACGGTTTGACCTGCGTGGACCTGCCGACCGCTCTCAAGTTGTGCAACGACTTGTCAGCCAACATGATCGCTCACGCGGCTGACGCTGTGATTCACCTTTTACCTGACACCACGTACTTTTCTGCAACCTTAACTCCATCAACGCCGGTCGTCGGTCTGACTGACATGATGGTCCAGATCAACCTGCTTATCACTGCCTTCACGGCACATGCAGCAACCGATGAAGCCAAGGGAACTCCGGTTTTTCACCTTGTTACCGATAGCGCCGGGGCTTCAGCTCAAGCCTTGACCAGCACCACTCCGGTCACCACCCTGGCAACCTCCATCACCATGCTGAACGATATGTTGACCAGGTACAACCTTCACGACATGGATGTGGTTGCCCATCATGTCGGGCATCTCCACCAGTCCTACAAAGTTCTGCTGGCCAGCATTGCTCTGGTAACCCTCGATGCGGTAGGCTTCGACTACGTTTCCGATGTGGATAACCTGCCAGTCGAGGCCGTGTACCCCTACCAGGGGTTGGCTATCCGGGGTGTGGCTGACATGGTGCCGGGTGACCAAGTGGCTATCGAATTGATAACCAAACCCACTGGCACCGGCACCCTGCAACCGTTCTTTGGCTGGCACTGCCGGGCGGAATCCGAAGCGGACATGCCCTTCGTGGTCAATCGGACTCCGGTGAAGACCGCCGTGACCGGAACCAACCGCCTTGCGGTTGTTGGCGGCGATTAATCGATCAAGGCTCCGGGGGTTATCCCGGAGCCTCGGTCTTTAAAGGAGTTGACTTATGGGCTATCTTGCCGCAACCGATGTTATTGTTACGGTGATTCCTCAGTTGTGCTTCAATCCTCCTGGACAGCCGAAGGTAAGTTTCCCCACCATTGCTTTTGGCGATGGGGCTTCGTACTACCCGGCCCACGGCGTCCCTCTGCCTGCTATGGGGGCCTTGGGCGACTTTCTCAAAAAAATTCTGAGAATCATCATCACTCCGCCCCCTGGGGACGGCTACGTTTACAAATACGACAAGAACTACGGCACCATCCGCATCTATGAGGCGCCCACGGCTGGGTCCCTTGCGGTAGTTGCGGTTTCTGCCGGGACACCCGCGGGCAATGTGGCGGTCCCTACGGGTAATTTGGCGGCAGCGGGTTTAACCATTGATGCCCATGCCCACACCCTCAAAATTCAGGGTTCAGGCAGCATTGCCGCCAACGATACGGTTGGCGTCAACGGTACAGCGTTGGTCAAAGTCAACGCCAGCGATGCTACCATCGCTGCTGCTGGGGCCGACTCCGGTGTCCAGAACACCAGCGCCACCGGCAATTTGGCCAACACGGTTCTGACCATCGCAGCTCCCGCCTTTACTGGCAGTGCTATGGGGACCCATACCCACTCTCTGAGCGGTGAAGCTGCGGTGGGTGCTTTGGTGGAATTTACTACCGGCGCAGTAGCTCCTACCGCTTCTCTGGACCTTATGGTAATTGGGGAGTAATCGGTTTATGTGGCAGAAACGGGTCAAGAAGACGATCTTCACGCTCAACGTGAACGACTACTCGCCAGAGATGACAGCGCTCACCTATCCCCTGATCCAGGCTTACGCTCGGAAGATAGGGGCGGATTTTCACATCATCCGGGAGCGGAGGTTTCCCGACTGGCCCATCACCTACGAGAAACTGCAAGTCTACGAACTGGCGCAGCAGATGGAGAACGATTGGAACATCTATATCGACTCCGATGTTCTGGTCCACCCGGACACCCCGGATCTGACTTTACTGCTTTCCCGGGATACTGTGGCCCATTTTGGTTCTGACTTTGCCCCCACCCGATGGAAGACTGACAGGTTCTTCCATCGGGATGGACGGCATATCAGTTCGGGGAATTGGCTGGCCCTCGCCAGCGACCTGTGCATCGAACTCTGGAAACCGGTGGACGACCTTACGCTGGCGGAGGCTATCGACAACATCCAACCGAGCGTTATTGAACGGACGAGTGGTATCATTGAACCTCAACACCTCATTGACGATTATATCCTCAGCCGCAATATCGCCAAGTATGGTCTGAAGTTCGTCAATATCAAGGATGTGCTGGCGAAGAATTACACGGATGGTGGTGGATTCTTCTGGCACCACTACCTTATCCCGGTTGACCAGAAGATTGACGAGATGCACAAAGTCATTGACCAATGGAAAGTAGCTGGTCTTATGAAGGAAATTTATGGGGCTATTTATCCGCGAAATCCTGTTGCTCAGGCCGTTGCAATCCCGGGCCGCATGACCCGAGCGGAACTTTACTGGCTCCATGAAACCGCCAAGAAAATGGAGTCTGTAGTGGAAATCGGTAGTCTGCAGGGTCGTAGCACCTTTGCCTTGTGTTCGGGGTGCAACGGCGGCAACGGGAAAGTCTATGCTGTTGATCCTTTTATCTTTCAAGGGGAATGGATGTTTGCTGCAGATCTCCAGTTCACCGGCTACAAGACAGGCGATAGTTTCTTTAAGGAATTTCTTAAAAATTGTGGTCATTTCCCTCACCTCACGGTCATCAAGAAGACGAGCGTGGAGGCTGCGGCTACCGACATTGTGCCGCCTGTGGTGGACATGGTTTTTATCGACGGCCCCCATGATCCTCAGAGCGTCTTGACCGATCTGGAGACTTGGGTACCCCGAACCCGTAAACTGGTCTGCGGCCACGACTTGGATCACCCGGAGTGTCCTGGGGTTCGCCAGGCTCTGACCGAGTTCTTCGGAATGGACAGGGTTGTTGCCGGACCCGATACTCTTTGGGCAGTTAAGATGGATTAAGGAATGGAAATCCCCGTAGTTTTGATAACCGATGAAGTCTTTGCTCCGTATTGTGCAACAGCTATGGCATCGGTCTTGAGAAACGCCGGGGATGATACGGAGATCAGTTTCCATATTCTAACAGAAGGATTATCGCAAATAGTTAAGGATAAGTTTAGTGGATTGAAATACATAAAGGATTGCGATATTAATTATAATATTATTAATAAAGAGGAATTTAGTGATTTACCAGTTTATTACCATATTCCATTAAGTTCATATTATAGGCTTAAATTGTTTTCTATGTTTCCTAATTATGATAAATTAATTTATTTGGATAGCGATTCGGTAGTTCTTGAAAATATTAAGGAACTGTTTGATATAGATATAGATAACTATTACGCTGGAATGGTTTTAGATATTGTACGAAAAGACGGAATGCGTGTTGATGAATTGATTAAAAAACTACAATTACCCTCGGATAGTAAATATTTTAACGCAGGTCTAATACTTGTAAATCTTAAAAAATGCCGGGAACATAGTATTGGAGACAAAATTATTAAGTGGGCCAAGCATAATAAAGAAAAACTAACTTGGGCAGACCAGGATACCATCAATGTTGTTATGAATGGGCTTATTAAGGAATTACCGGACAAATATAATATTCAACTATGGTTTTATAACACTAACGCAAGGCGATCTGAAATAGATGGAAAAGCGATTATTCATTACTGTGGGCCAGAGAAACCCTGGAATAATAAAAGAATGTTCCTGTCTGAACACTTCTGGGAAAACTATTATCCATTTATGGAGATTTATCAATAAAGGAGATTAACTATTATGCCTGCTGCTGCCATTGCTCTTGCGGATGTGAGTGTCATCCTGATCCCGCAACTGGTCTTTAATCCATCGTCGATGCTCAACGAGTCTTACCCAAGCATTGTTTTTGGCGACGCGACATTGACGTATGACACCTATGGTATCCCGATGCCGCCTCCTGGTGACTTCGGGATGCTTAATGCGATCATCCGAGTTTTTTTCCAGGACCCGCCGGACGGCTACAAGTATGTCTATGACCCGACACCGCGGACGGCAACCCCGGTAGCTCCAAATGGCACGATCCGGATATTTAAAGTTGGGTCTGCCGGTGCTCTGACAGAATTTAGCGGAGCGGTTTCAGCCACAACCTTGCTGGCCATGATTATCGGCCAGTAGGATATTCCAACTAAAAAGGAAGGGGATTTTATGGGTCAAATGCTGTACACGCAAGATGGCAGCAGCGTCGAAGTGGAGAACGTCTGGGTGGTCTCAGCAAAGCAGGATGCCGAGGGCCAGTGGATTCAAATGGGCGGCAAGGTCGCTCTCATGCCCAATGGGGCCTACTGCCACGGCGACGGCAATCTTCTTCCCTTTGAATCTGAGGAAGAAATCAGGGAAATTTTCAATACCCGGGCTCACGATGGCGGCTCCATGGTTATCCCGGAGATGCAGTGGCTCCTGGACGCCATGTTGGAGTGGTTCGCCCACCGTGCTGACTTCGAGGGTCTGGTTATTCAAAAGGTCGTTCTCAACCGGAAGGGATACCCGGAATTGGAAGATGGAAGCCCGGCGGAAGAGTCGGACATCTACGCCTATTTTGAACCGGGTCCGGCTCTATCGGCAGCCATCGTCGGTTTGTATAAGCGGCGCGAAGTTGAGGCAGCAGAGGCTAAGGCTGCTAAACCGGAAATCTACCGGCAAGGACCCACACCGCCACCGGGAAAACCGAGGGTAGCGGGTGATTTGGTGGCTACTCCCCCAAAGGTTTCTCCTAAGAGAGGGAAAGGTTTTACTACGGAATCACTGATAAAAGCGCGAGCCACGAGGGCTGCCAATAAGGCAGCTAAAGCCATGGCAACTCCGAACCCGACACCGGCCACTACGGGGTAATCAATGCCGGATGATTGCGATGAGACGGTTGTTCATTGCCCCAACCCGAGGTGCGGGATCATATTCCGGCCTGATCCCGAGGTTTACATAGAGGGCGACACTCGTTGCCCTAAATGCGGGGCTAACTTCAATACGCAAATCCCGCCCTCGGTAATGAGGCTGGGAGATTATGGCGAAGAATAGGGAAGCCTAGCCTGATGGTCAAGTGTCCTAAATGCGGGAAAGAGAACACGGGCTACTTTCGGGTAAGACCTGGATTATGGCGTTTTTCTGACTGCGGGTGCCCAATACCAACAGAAGATAATGTAGCGCAATCAGGGAATCCGAGTCTTGATGTTTCCCTTGATGCACGCTTATCTCAAAGAGAGCAGCTATGAACCTTGGAGAGATGGAAGAAGAGCTTGCTACCATCATCAGGAGTAGAAGCGACCGAAAGTTTATGAACCGATGGATCAACAACGCCATCCTGGAGGTGGCGACCGATTACAATTTGCCTCCTCTGGCTTTGGTTGATCCTGTCTCCCTTGGCGTAGATACTTCTAAATGGCTCTGGGGACTACCGGATAGTTTTCATAAGAGACTGTTTAAGTGCAGGCACATTAATCCAACTAGTGGTGAATCGCACCATGTTCATGTTTGTAACCATATTAATGAATTAAATAGCAAGAATCATGCCACGATTGGTGAGCATGTTCGGGAAGTGGCAGTGGCGATGCAGGGAGGGAGTGCTCAAGGGGATAATTATTACTTGGGGATTCATCCTCTGGCGACTGAAACCTTGAGTCTCTGGTACTACCAGAAGCCCGCTGTCCTGATAAAACCAGCCGATGTGTCCGACTGCATCCCTCCGGGCTATGAGCGGCGGGTGATTTACCCTAAAGTCATTATTCTAAATTACAACTTCATCGTAGATCAGATCACCGATTTTGACTTTAAACCTATGCAATATTGGGTAAACGAATTAAAAAAGGGACTCAATGGTGCTCCCGGCGAAGGAATCGGGCTGTTGAATTTCTATGCGCTAAATTACAACAAGCCCCGGCGCCATGGTGGCCGGGACCCTATAGGCCCGAGCAGAAGGTACTTCCGTGGCTACTTCTAGACCAGGAAAACCTATCGAGATATGGGGTTCCAAAGGGATGGATAACCTACCCCGGTCCCCGGCTAATTTACTGGACCAGAACCGGCAGATGACTCCCCACATCCTGCTCAACGCCGATGTGACCGACGGCGGGGTGCTGGTGCGCCGTGGTGGTTTTAGGACTCCCAAATCTCTGACTGGCTGCCATTCTCTGGCGGGGCAGGAATCAGGCCTGAGCGTCATGCTCTGTGTGGCCCAAGGGGTAGCTTTCCCTCAATCGCTTTTTCAAATTGAAGAAGATGGTGCACAGGAGCTGGGCCCTGTTTCTGGCCCGCCGGCCCAAGTTTCCTATGCGGAGATCAACAACCGGATTTACATGGCAAATACCTACTGGACCGGAGTTCTCAATTTGATAACCGGGGAATTGGAGTCCTGGGGGGTGCCGCTGCCGCCGGTGCCGCGGATCAGCCTGGTGGATGGCGACCTGCCGCCAGGGGAATACAAGCTCTGTTACACAAACCGGATCGGTGACCGCTTGGGGGGCAACGGTCCCTTGACGGCAATCCGCTGGGAAGGTGGGACTTACGGGATTCAGCTTAACAACCTGCCGGCAGGAGCATTGGCATGGATGACACAGGCGAATGGAAAAGACCTATTCCGGGCACGGGTTACGAGTGGATTGATTTCCTCAATAGCACCGGATTTCCACCCGTTCCCATCCTTCATGGTACAGCCGCCCCCGGGGTTCAGCCACCTAGTATATGCCCTGGGCCGAATTTGGGGACTGCGCGGGAAGAGAATGTATTACTCAGACCCGGGACTCTTCGAGTGGTTCCGGCCTAAAAACTATCTTCCTTTCCTGGAAGACCTCACTCTCATCGGGCCGGGAATGGATGGGCTTTTCGTGAACTCTTGGTTCTCCACTTGGTACTTAGAAGGACGGGACCCCAAGACCATGAAAGCGAACCTGGTGGGCCAGGGCGCAATCCCGGGAACCCTGGCCATGACAGAACAGGATTCCGGCCACTACACCATCTCTCGGCCCGACAGCTTTCCTCCCACCCCCACCTGGATGTCTCCCACGGGTTTCGTGGTGGGGAGCCACAGCGGGCATTGTGTGACCAAGACGGAGCATCGCCTGAGGATTAACACCCGGGGTCAGGGCGCCAGCCTTTATCGGATGCGCAAAGGCATTCCGCAGATTTTAACCACGCTTTTTGGCCCGCCAGAGGGAGAAGGATCGGCGGACCTCGA